GTATCTTTCAGCCATGTTTTCTTTATCAATGATTTCTTGTAATTCTACAATGCTAATTGCATTTGGGTTTTCTCTTTTAAATGTAGAAGAGGAACCTCTTCCACTTGATGGTGGAATTAAAACAAAACCTCTAGCTTCAGCTTCTACTTCAGCTTGTGATCTTGTTAATTTCGTTCCAGACTCACTTGTTCCTATAATTTTTTCTTTTTCAATAACTTCTTCACCTGTTGGTATAATATCTTCAAATGTAGTTTGATCTACTTCTGTAAAGTCAAATCCTTTTTGACCTTCTTTTTCTATAATACCATTAAATTTTTTAACTTTACCATCTTTAATATCGTAGAAATATTTTCCAATTGAACTTTCTTTTTTAAGAAGTTTCTCTCTCAATGTATCATTTGTAGGAAGTTTTCCACCTATCAAAGCTGGTTCTACAGCTTCACTTAGTTTTTCTTGAATTGATATATCCCAAGTAGCTTTATTTTTAGCTATGTTATAGTCATCACCTTGATTTACATAAGCTGTAGTTAAACCAGCTATTCTATCCATTTCCGACGCTCTTGCTTCATCACCTGTACCTAATGAAAGAACACTAAATGCTTCTTCAATAGATTGATAAGGATCACCTGTGCTAGGATTAATAGCTCCTAATTCAAAAGCTTCTTTAGCTCTTTTATAATAGTTAGATGCATTAGTTGCAGATTTATTTTTTTCTCTTTGCAATGCTAACGCTTGCTCTTGACCAATATCTAACGTCTCTGCTTCAAGAGATATCTTTCTCATTAGATCTTGTTCAGCTCTACTGTCTTTTGAAAATTGAGCATAAGGTTCTTTAGCTTGTGTAGCTGCAGTTTGAAGTATGTTTCCTGTTGGGGCTCCAGACACCATGTTTAAACCAAAATTAATTAAAAAATCATTTAAGCTTGATCTTGATGGACCAATAGCTTTCATTAATCTGTCTCTAGTTGAACCTTCTGCAAAACCTTCTCTTTGTAATCCAGAAGTAATGCCTTCTCCAGCACTCCCACCTTTTCTAAACATAGGTCTGTGTAAAAATTTATTCATGATTAATTACTCTGTTTTCTATACGGTCCCATGATGTTGCCATAGATTCCTGACAATACAGATCCAGTACCTAACGCAGTCTGCAACGGAGTAGGGTTAGGTGTTACTGTTGATTGATATTGTCCTGGCAGTCCAGATGCAATACTTGCAATTCCTTGACCAAGATAACCTAGTCTCTCGTAAGGTTCATAAGCTGCTAGTCTGTTTTGCTCTCTAGTCGCATCTAATTGAGCCTGCGCTTGCGCTTGTTGAGTCGCGCCCATTTGACCCAATCCGGTAACGTCGGCTGCTTGTAATTGTGGTACAGTTCCAGCCATTTGCATTTGATTCATATATGCTTGCTGTGCTGCTTGTTGTGCCTGACCAAAACCTTGTTGTAATAATCCTGATTGTAGTAAAGCTCTGTTTAAATCTGATTGTGATTGATATTCTGATCTCATAACACCTTCACGTCCTCCACCTAAGTTTCCAGACTGAGCTGCTAATTGACCAATACCTGTTAATCCTTTTTGTGCTTGAAGATCATACTCTGCCATTGTAGCATCAATTATATCTTGTTGATACGGGGACATAAAAGACTGATAACCAGTGGGCCCTGTGTATGCTGATGCTTGTGTAATATAGGGTTGGTAAGCTCCAATACCTGAACCCGCTAAATTATAAGCTTGTGTTTGAAAAGGATCTTGAGCCGCAACTGTTGGTGCAAATTTAGCTGTATCTAATGGTGCAGCTGTTGCCGCTGTTAATTGTGTTCCATAATCCTTTTGTAGATCTTCCACATATTGTGGTGGTAAAACTTGTTGTTGTTGTACAGCCATTATACTACCTCGCTTAACCTTTCCGAAACTTCAAACATTTCTTGAGCTCCTTGTAATCCTTGAGATTCCTCCGATATTCTACCACCTTTTTCTAAATTTTTCATCACATTTTCCATGATCTCTGCTCCTTTGTCGATGTCTCCACCACCTGCTCCTCTGACAGCATCTGCTGTAAATACAAATTCATTAACGCTCAGTCTAGCTGGAACGTCATCAGCTTTTTCTTTTTTACCTATTGGTACAAATCCACCTTCGTTTCTGTAATCTTTTTCCATACCACCAAGGTCCATGAGCCCACCTTCTTCAGCTTCGATTCTTCCGCCTTGAGCTGCATACATTTGACCTATATCTCCTTTACGAAGGAGATCAGCTTGTTTCATAGAATCTGTAATTCCGCCTAGTTTATCTTGAATCGCTGTTTTTCTAGCGTCTTCTACTGTGTATTCTGATGGAATAGATTGACCACCTGAGTAGTATCCTGCTCTTCCACCTTCAGCCATGATGCCTACATTTTTAGTTTCCTGTGCTCCTAAGAAAGGATATTTAATTCTAAGTTCTTTTAATTTTTCTCCCGATGGATCTTTCATAGCTTCGATAACTTCTGTTCTAATTCCTGATATATTACCCGGTAATCCTACTCCTCTATCTAAAGTTTCTAATTCTTCTTCTGGTTTTTCCATAGCTGTCATTAATCCTGCAAGTCCTGATGCGCCTACAATACCCATCATTGCTTTAGTACTTAAATCAGCGTCACTTATGTTTTTCATAACTGCTTTTATTAACCCTTCTTTTTCAGTTGTGTTCGCCAGTACTTCTGCAGATTTTTGAGTTATAGTTTTTCCTGCATCACTTAAAGCTATGTCTGTTGCAATTTGAGCATCTCCTGTTCCAGCCACAGATTTTGGAAGTCTTTTCCAATATGGTCCTAACTCATTACCCGTTGTTGGATCTACAGGTGTTGTTCCTTTAAAAGGATTTAAATTTTTCCAAAAACCTCCTGTGCCTTCTCCACCACCTATTGTAAATCTTCCTCCAAATGGAGCTGTTCCAGGAGCAGCTTTGAATTGTCCCATTCCAGGAGACAATGCACCTAAACCATAAGTCATGGCTCCTGATTTTAAAGCACCCATTAAATTTCCACTTCTTTTATAACTTCCTAAACCTCCAGCTAATGCTGCGTAAGGAGCTAATCCTGGCGCTGCCATTGCAACAAATGGTGCTGCAACTTCTGCAGCTTTTGCTACTTCTTTTGGAATAATTTTTCGTACAAATTTTCCAAAACCATAACCTCTTCTTCCATGTCGATCCATGATTCCACCAAAAGCTGCTGACTCTCTCATCATAGTTTCTTCAGTTGTAATTTGTTCTTGAGGTGCTTGAACTCCCATCTTGCTAGCTTGATAAACAGATTGATACCATTCTTCAAAAGACATAACAGGCGCGTCTATGTCTCTTTGCTCAAATACATATTGCATATATTCTTCTTTTAAAAGAGCTAACGCTTGTTCTTTTCTAGGATCTTGAGGTCCTTGATCACCTTCATATTTTATAGAAGGTGCTCCTGTTTCTAATTGTTCTGAAATATTAATATCTGTTATTGCCATATTTTTGCCTAATTTTAAGCGGTTTATTATCTTACTTTGTTTTTGAAAAAAGATCAAGGTTTGGCATTAAAACATGTACATCTCTTCTGATGTCATCTTCAGCTATGCCTTTAGCTTTCCATTCTTCTTCCGTCTTATAAACCTCTCCAGTATGCTTGTTTTTTATAGTCGTTGTTACCTTTGCAGGTGTTACAACTGGTATTTCTTTTCCATCTATTATTGTTGTTTTCATTATGTTGTTATCTCCTTCTTAATGTTTAGGTAGCTAATAGCTACATCAAACGACCCTGTATTACTTGACTGAACTGTCAAAGTAGTACCACCTTCTACTACCATTGGAACTGTTAATAATTCAGTAGTAATATCAGCTGTTAATGCTGCTGCTTTAATGGCTGTTATTGAGTTGTTTAATACTGTAACTGTAGGTGTTGTAGCAGACGTCACTTTGATAGATTTAATTATATATGTTTCAGTGACTAAAGGATTTTGATCACTACCTGTTGTACCAAACATAGTAAGTGCCGCCCCACTTGTGTCATTATCTACTCCATAAAATTTATATTGATTTACTACTGCCATTATTCCATAAAGAAGCTTCTAGCTTCTATTTCCTGTTTTAATTCTTCTTGAAATGTAGTGTTTAATTTTTCTAAGACAGCATCTAAATCTCTTACTAAAGATTGCGCTACATCTTGTCTGTAGTTTTCACTAGCTCTTGTTAATGTTTGTACTATCTTTGCCATTATCGTCTTCCTCCTGCATGTACATCTAACCTAAAAGTACCTAGTTTCCAATTAGAATCTACAGCTGTATTTGCTATCTTAACTGCAACAGCTCTGCCTCTAGCTCTACAAGATTGATATTGAGTAGAAGATGTAATAGTAAATGGTCCTAATGTTGAACTAGCGGCTGTGTCATTTGGAAAATTTCTAAGGTTTAATGTAACAATTGTATTACCAGCTTGAGTTATAAAGTCAGGTAAAAACCTACTAACTCTCATCACAAATTCTCCATCTCCTCTAAAAGTAATTCCTTGTCTTTGATCTTGAGTAATATCAAAATCTCCTGAAGTAATATTAGATGGAATGGCAGCTGTTGTTCCAATTTTAATTTGATTAACTCCTGTCTCATGTTCATAGTAATATGTAACACCATCAGTATTACCTTTTACATCAAAAGATGTATCAGTATCAGCATCATAATATGTTGCATGTGGTAAACCAAAAATAGCTGAATCAATCCACGCTGTTCGTGGCCATAAAGAATTAGCGTTTGTATACCAAATAGGTCTATTAATTGTAGAATCTAAATAACTATAAAACACACATCTATTGTTTACATTTGAATCAGATGTTGGATAAAACCACATTACTTCACCAAACAAGTTATTTAATCCACAATAAATCATTTGATTAGAAGTTTTATTTAAATCATCATAAACATAGTCTTCAACTAAACAATCTAAAGATTCTAGTTTACCAGTAAATCTAAAGAAGCCGTTTTCAGACATCCAGTAAGCAGCACCATCAACTTCAACAGCTGCATTTTTTCCAATAAGACCACAGTTAGTTCCTACTTGTTCGAACGCAAAGGTAAAAGGTTGACCTACAAAACGCATGGTAAATAATGAGTTATCTGTCCATACGTATATTGTATTTCTACCAAGTCTAGCTCCCATGATCCGTGATCCGGCGGCCAGTCTTTGTGTACCAGCGGTATTGGTTGCTGTTGGTGTCCAAGTACTTAATGTTTCTTGAGACGAGAATCTTATAAACATATCATCTTGTGTATCGGTATCACCAATAGTTGTTTCTGTTCCAAATAAAACTAAGTGACGATCAGGTGTTGACACAATCATATCTCTAGATGCAGTAGGTGCATTTGATATAATAGTAGCTCGTGTTGCAGTAGCGTTGGATGCATCTGCATCCCATTCAAATACAGATCCATTAACTATTAATGCAACTAAAGTACTACCTAAATTATCTAATGACCATAAACCAGGTTCAGCAACTTTATCAGTTGATGCTGCTGCTTGACCCCAAGCCGCATAATCACTGGTATTAGTGACTGTTGCACCATCAGAATGAGAAGCTCTAGTTGTTCCTCTAACTGCTCTTGTAATTCCGGTTAAAGTTGTGCTTCCAGAAACTCCAGTATAAGAAATTTCTTCTGTGCCAACTTGAATATAGTTTGTCCCTGTTGTTGGAAATCCTGTAACAGAATCTAAAACAATACTAGTTCCTGATCCCCCAGTTCCATAAGCATCGTCTCCTAAAGCTCCATCTAAAGTATTAGTTTGAGGGTTGGTGACTGTACCACCAAACTGAGATATACCCCATCCATATACGCCAACCTGTTCAGCTGCACCTACATGGTAATATCTATAATAAGTAATTCCTCCGGATTCGCTAGCACCCGATCCTGATTCTGTAGATTCTGCTTCAATTGTAAGTGTAGTTGTAGTGGGTACAGAAGTTACCATAAATTTTTTATCACAAAAATCAGATGCGCCAAAATTTGAATTAGTAATAGCACTAAATGTAGAGGAATCTCCAAATAGAATAATGTCTCCTGCTACAAAGTTATGTGCTGATGAAAAAGTTAAAGTAACGGTTGCATCACCATTAGTGGTGCTGAATGCATTTGTAATAGCCGTGCCTGATGGATTAGTTAGAGGATGAATATCATAATAAACTCCTCCAGAATAAACATATAAAATTCTATTTGTACCTAGGACAGCATATTTAATACCTTCTTTATTCACCATATGATGAATAGCACGTGTTGGACCTGTTAGTTTTTTATCTCCTAATGATTTCCAACCACCTACTTTTTCAGGTGTGCCATATCTAAAACGAACATTTTCTCCTTCTGTCCATTGAGCTTCTGCTCCTGTAGGAGTAATTTGTTTATTAAATCCAGGTAAAAATCCTATCTTTTGTAGCATAGGTCTTCTATTATATTATAGTTCGATAAAAGTGTAAACTGATATAAGTTTATGCAGCTTCCCAAGCTGAAGTTGAAGGGTTCCAGACAAAATTTTCTACAGTATCGTCATCTACTGCTGTTATTCCTGTCCATCTTAAATTATCTTCGTCCCAATCTGGAACAATCTCGTTTCCTGAACTTCCTGTACCTTTATCTGGTGCTGCTACAGGTGCTTGCCAGTCATCATTATCGTCTAATGACCATGATGCATATGGTTGTGGGTTAAGAAATTTATCTTTTGAAGGATCATAAACATGTCCTATTCCTGCATATAGTTTTCTAAAACTTTTGTCACGAAAAGTCTGTTTCCAAACACCACCTAGTTTATTAGCACACCATGTTTCACCATCAACATGCTTGGCATTTTCACCTAAAGGGCCAGCTGCTGTTTCTATATCATCTCCAACAGCAATAACTCTTTTGACAATTAATTGTGTATCGGATGTAAATCCTGTTGGATCCACCATTGATTCTAATTCTGCAAAATGTGCCATATTTCTCCTAAAACATTATTAATAGTTTTTTAAACTAAAAAGTCAATGTTTATTTAATTTTGAACCCTTTATAAAAAGTAGGAAGCCCTAAAAATGGACGTTTATCAAACTGATTTTCTCTAGCATTTTTTGTCCCTGCTTTATTATAATGAAGAAAAACCTGACCACAGTTATTTCCCGTAAACTCTTCTCTCCAATGCTCCAAAGTACATCCTGAATATATAAGCATATCTCCAGGTTTAAGATCAACTTTAATACCAGCTTGACCTTGTCTTCCTGTTGGGTCTAAATATATAGGCCAATGATCTCCTCCTAAATTTAAAGTAGTAGATATTTCACATGAATATCTATCTTTATGTCTATGTAGAACATCACCTTTTTTATAAATTCTTGCATAAGAATAAGTTTCACTTAATTTTAATTTAGTATGTTTTTCCATTACAGGTTTTACTCTTTGTAATAAAGTTTCCATTACTAGATCTCCATAATGAGAATATGTATTAGGAGCTTGATGATCATTCCATACACCATAGTATTCTGTAAACGGTGAAAGCCATTTGTGATCAAATAAAAATCTAGCAACTTTTCTTTTATTTAAAAAATAAGCGTATGTAAAATTAGCTAGCTCTTTACTTATGACTCCTCTTAATATTGAATATTTATTTTTTTTAAATGACATATTTTCCTCCTTAAAAATAATTAAAGTTTATTACTATTCTATTATTACAATTTGTAGAATTAGTTCCATAGTGTTTTTGAGTAGAATTAAATAAGACCATTCTATTACTCTTGCTTTCCACTTTTTTATCACCTATCATTGTATAACCGTTATTATCATTAATATAATATAAAGCCACTTTACATTCAAAATCTTGGTCTACATGTTTTTCAGATTTAATTATTTTATTATTTACAGGGTTTAAATTAGCTTTGATTCTAATTAAAGCATTAGGTTTTAATCTTTCAAGTAAAGGGTTAAGATTTTCAAAATAGTTAGAGTTATAATTATAGTTTTTATAAAATATATGCACAAATTGATAATCAAACACTTTATCTTTAAAAGGCCAAACACAGCCAGGTTGGTAGAACCAAGGAAAGGTTTGAGATTCCAGTAGAGTTTTTAAATTAAGATGATCATCTACAGGTAGATAATTATCTATTGTTTTAAAATTATTACCTTTTAATTTAGACATCTTTTGTTATTCCTTTTGGTAATGCTTGTATGTTCCAATGTATAAACCTAAAAGGTTCATATCCCATATCTACAGAATACATATGAGGCATAAAGGATGGAAAGAACATCATTGTTCCAGGTTTAATATCATAGTTAATTTGACTACTTGCATAAGTTATTTTAGTGATGTCTTTTTCAGGTAAAAGATTCATCGCATTTCCCGGTCGTGGATCTTGAAATATTGGTCTAGATGTTGCATCACTACATTTTAAAAAATAAAAACCAGAAATATGTCCATTCCAATGTGTATGTAAGGTATGATGACCACCACCATTTTTAGCAAATTCTTGTACCCACATTTCAGTTATAGCCATTTGATAATTTCTTAAATCAAAACCCATTTCATCTAAAAGATTGTATGATGTTGCTATCACATATTCTTTTAATGGTTTAAAAGCAGGGTCTATTAAAGGAGTAGAATGAAAAACATGTCCCATATCTCCTCTATTTCCATATACTTTATTTCTTTTATCTATGTTTTTTTTTAAATTCTTTTTAGCTTGTTTGATATATTTGTCTGATGCTTTATTTAATTTTTTTACCAGTTTAGGTGCTTCAGCATACCATATGGGACATCTAAAATGGTCTTCTAGTAGTAATTGTTTTGGAAAAGTCATTATTTAAATGGCCATCCTAAATTCCAAACAACCAAACTGTTTCTTTCTCCACTTTTAACTGGGCATACTCTATGCCATACAAAACCAGGAAATACAACTAAAGATCCTTTAGGTAATATTTCTTTACATTTTACTATATTAGGTTTTTTATCAGGATCCCTATTTCTAAAATCAAATTCTAATTCACCACCTTTATAATCTTTTGGATCAGATAAACTAACTGTTACAGATAGTTTTCTAATTTTACCTTTTGTGTTTCCCTCTTCATAAGGTTTCTCCCAACTATCGCAGTGCCAATCATAGAATTGACCTTTTCTATATTTTGTAAATTGACAAGACTCAGAAAAATCCCATTCAAAATTCCATCCAGCATTTTTATTTGCCATACGAACATAGGGATGAATTTCTTTATATATCCAGGTATCTTTTAACCAAACAATATCTGAATCTCTTTTTGATTTTAAATCTTTAATTTGTTTTTTATTTAATTTTTTATTACCATAACCACCAGTAATTGCCATTTGATCTTGAAGTTGATGACCATATTTTACAATATCATCACAGATACGTTCTGGAATTGCTGATTTAAAATACCAATAATAGTGTTCTAAGTTCATATGTCTTTATACATATGTTTTATATCAATATAAATAAAAAGTAAAGATAAAATTATGAAATAGTTAAACAACCAGTAACTGTAAAAGTAGCTAGCTTACAACCTGCTGGGTGAGTAGATGTGCTATTTGTACCAGGTGATACTGTTAAAGTTTTATCTGCAGGTGCTCTAATTATTACAATACCATCTCCGCCATCACCACCATCTTTTCTTTGCGAGCCTCCTGCAGCACTTCCGCCGCCGCCACCGCCGCTGCCAAGATTATCAGTACCACTAGCTCCAGCAGCTGCACTGCCGCCGTTACCGCCGCCGCCAGATCCGCCTTGACCTCCGGTTGAAGTACCTGAGTTGTGTGATCCGCCACCACCGCCGCCACCAGCGTAAGTTGTACAAGATCCATTAATATCATTTACTACACCACCGCCGCCATTTCCGCCGTATGATCTATTTGGTCCAGGATTTGTTTGTCCAGCACCACCTATACCACCACCGCCAGCTGCTCCTGGTTGGTCAGCATGGGGAGGTAAAGTTTGATTTGCACCATCATTTCCTTGAGGAGGAGTTGTTGGAGGATTATTTCCTTCTCCACCTGGAGAAGGTCCTTGTGAACATGTAGGGGCAGGTGTACCACCACCGGCTCCACCGCCACCAGATCCTCCGGTTTGACCCGTTGATCTATTAGCAAAGCTTATGACACCACCGCCTCCACCGCCACCTTCAGAAGTTATTCCAAAAGGGGAAGGGGCTGCAAAACTTGTATTAACACCATCAGTACCAGTTCTGCCAGGTTGTGTTCCACCAGCGCCACCTGCTCCAACTACAATTGGATAAGTACCGCAATTTTTTCCGGGGCCAATAGAACATCCTCTAAGAGGTGAAGGTCCATAACCAGAAGTTCTATAACCTCCAGCTCCGGCGCCACCGCCGCCTCCATTAACTCCAGAACTTCCTCCGCCACCGCCGCCACCAACAACAAAATAATCAAAACTAAATGGAGGTACAACTGTACCGCCACCCATTCCTAATATTGTGTAGCCAAAACTTTTAGTTTTTGGTCGTGTGTTATTTTTTTTATTTTTACTTATTTTTAGAGATTCGTTTTTAATGTGTCTCATACTATACTCCTATTAAACGTCGTTAGCAGCATCCGTAGTGAAATATAATTTAACTCCTAGCAATCTTGCATCAGCTGTTTGAGTGTCTCCTGATACATCTCTGTATATATTAAAGAAACATTCATCGCCTGCTGCTGGAGAACCACCTATTGTTACGGCTCCACTTTCTACATTAACCATTAAATCGTTTGCTGTTCCTGAAGCTGCTAAAGCTGTATTTGCTACAGCAGTTCCCATAGCTACATCTAAAGTATCATCACTAGATACAGCCACTCCTTGCATTGCAAATTGTACTGTACCAGTATTAGTTCCTGTGCAAGACCAAAAAGTTTGGAAAGTTACTGTTCCTTCATTCCAAGATTTTGGAAAAGCTACCGCAAATTGTGCATATTCATCTGAAGATGCATCAAAAGGTAAAGCTTTAACTTCAGGTCTTTGTGCTGTTAATTCTGTTTGAGCTAATGAACCACATCCATTTGATGTAGCAGGATACATTGCAACCGCAGGAATCCATATAGTTTCTTTTCCTGCAATTTTAACTGCAGCAACTGTTCCACCACCGTCTTCAGCTTTAATAACTCCAGTTCCTTTTGTTACGAAAGAAATACCTACATTTGAATCATCTCCTGTTGCACTAATAATAGGGTCATTACCTGTTGCTGCATTAGCTAATGTAATTTCATTAACTGCAGAACTTGTAGCCGTTAAAAGAGCTAATTGAAGCCCATTAGTATCTAAAATAGAAGTTCCTATTTTAGGAGATGTTAAAGTTTTGTTTGTTAAAGTTTGAGTACCAGTAGTAGTAACAAATCCTAAATCAACAATGTTTGGATTAGATCCTGACCCTGTACCATAAACTATTTTAGAAGATGTATCACCACCTGTAAATGCAACACTAGATCCTGTACCACTAACATATTTAAATGTAACAGCTTGAGATCCTGTTGTAGAATTTTTAAGAACATACATTTGTTGTACGTCAATAGGTATAGTTACGTTTCTTGAACCTGTAAGTGCTCCTGTTAAATCAATTACTCTATGAGCAAGAGTTGCTCCTGTTGAGCCGTCTGATACTGAAAGAGTTGTATCTCCTGAATCAGATACCGCTTGAGTAGTATAACCACCAGCGAATTGCTCGATAATTTCTAAGTTTGTATTGGTTTTTGTTCCCCATGTACCGGCATTTTCACCGGTTGCCATTTTTTCAACACCTAAAGGTGTGTATGTTGAAGCCATAATTTATCTCCTGCTTAATTCGTTATTTTTAATTTGTTTTATATACAATGTCAACATTATATATTTATTATGGTGGTGTAACTTTACTCCAACTACCCCCTTGTGTAGCTGTTCTTTTGCTCCAACTACCACCTTGTGTTGGAGTTACTTTTTTCCATGCTATTGGACCAGCAACCTGTCCTACACTAATTGTAGCAGAAACACCAGTTAATCCCATAGTCATTTCTGTTGGTGAAATAGAGCCAATTCCAGAAGTTGCTGCTTGACCAGATAATCCTACAGTCATATCAGCTAGCGTAATAGCGCCCACTGCAGAAGTTGCACCCACACCAGTTATATTAAATATTTGTGCATCACTAACTGTTATAGATCCTACAGAAACAGTTGACGAAACTCCCGTTAATCCCATTACATCAGCTGGTGTAATAGCACCTACTGAAGCTGTTGCTCCAATTCCGCTTAATGGAACTACAATTGCAGTGTCAACAGAACCAACGCTTGCAGTTGCTGAAACTCCTGACAATGCACCTGCTGGTCCAAATTCTAATCCTGGAGTACCTACAGATGAAGTAGCACTTTGACCACTTAATCCAACAGCCATTTCAGTTGTAGAAAGAGATCCAACTGCTGTTGTTCCTACTCCGCTAGATGAAACATCAACAACAACTGTCATTGCTGATTCACCCCAGTTCTCAGCACCCCAAGTGTCTCTACCCCAACCTTGTTCGTTAAATGCTGAAACTTCTCCTATAGAAGAAGTTAATCCTAATCCTGTTATATTTACTACTGGGTTATCACTATCTCCCCAAGGTTCTTCACCCCACTCAGATCTACCCCAACCTTGATTTACTGAACCAACAGCATCACCTACTGAGATAGTGGCTGAAAGACCAGTTAGAGTTATTGTATTTGCACCATTCCAACCTTCTTCACCCCATCCATCAGAACCCCATCCTTGTTCATTAAATGCAGATAATTCTCCGATAGAAGAAGTTAAACCTAAACCAGTTAAAGATGCATCAACTTCGTTTTGATTACCCCATTGATTATCACCCCATGAACGCATTCCATAAGAAGCAGCTGTTGGAGTATTTACTTGACCTCCCATATTAGAGGTAGTGGTATCAAAATAATAAAGAGGATCAGGTGCAGCTGGTTGTTCTCCACCATCTGCTACTTGAATTTGAAGATAAGCACCGGAATTTCCGGGTGTTCCTGAAATATCAACTCCTGTTGTATAAATAGAACCACCTGAATGTGTGCCATCACTTGTTGTTGAAAATCTAAAAATATAATCTTCGTTAGAACTATCAGAAAGATCAAATTTATATAGACCACCTTCTGCTATATTTATAGTTGGTTGTTGAACACTATCAATGAAATATTTACCACCACTAACCGTGACGGTGAATGTTCTTACGTAGGCCATAAGGACTTACCTCCTTATGCTATACGAATTATCGCTGTAGTTGCTGCTGCTGCTGGAAATTGAACTGTGAAAGTTCCGCTTGATACAGTTTTATCACCACCGAATGCTACCGCACAAACTGCTGCGTCTGTAGAATG